GTAATAATGATAGCCGTAAGTTGATATGTTTTGTTCTCGCCAAGGTATCATTGGTAATCTACCATCATATGACATCTTCTTTATTTCTATTGCATCAAATTCATCATCTAATAAAAGAACACCACCACGACCAAGTGAAAGATGTTTCTGATATTGAAAACTTATTCCCATCATTGTGTTTGGTATGTAAGAATCTTTTTTCCAAAGAACTGCAGCATCTATAACTCTGTCAGATACGTGATAATAGTTTACCCAATTTTCTTCTCGCCATTCCAATTCAATATTCATTTTGTTCGCAAGAAATGGAACTGACAGATACGTTCTCTTTGGAACTGATATTTTCTTTACGTCCAGATGACGAAGTGCAAGTTCTATACCGTGAGTGCAACTATCTACAGCAACTGCAAACGGTGAACCAAAGAATGATGCAATTTCTTTTTCAAACTGTTGTACTACTTCAAACATATTATTCCCCATAACCAAGTTTACGTGCATTTTCAATTATTTTACTACCATCAATCTTTTTTACAAGAACTGCGGGATTTCCTTTATACACACCCCATTCTTCTGTATCACCCATCAATAAACTACCGGCTGAAAGTAACACACCTTTACGAAGAGTTGAACCTGGAAGTACGATTGCGTTCGTTCCTATGTTTGAAAATTCTTCCATTATTACCGGTTCTATTATTTGACGACCTTTTAGTTCTTTAGGAATCATTGATCCAAATAAACCACTATCGTCAAAACGATCTGACCCACAGATTATTCTAGCGCCAGCCATAATGTTATTAAATCCCGCACATATAAACTGACCTGTCTTCCCTCCAATTATTGTCACGTAAGGACTGATATGTGTATAACTTCCAATTGATGAGTTTACCGTGCAGTAAACTCCTTTATCTATTGCAATGTGGTTTCCCAAATGTGGTCTTATTTTGAATTCGGCATCTGGATGAATATAGATGTCAATAGATTCCATCGGTATCGCCTATGAATTCTTTATCGAAGAGTTGTCCTTCATATGGACCGGTCTTGTATTCGTATACGAGAGTATCTTGTTCGAGTATTCTATAATTGTGCCCACCTTCGAGTGTGAAACTGGCATCACCCTCATTCAAAACAACTCGTTCTAAAATAGTGTCATCGAGATCATACAAAATCGCCTCAACACTACCACGAATAATTACCCAACTTTCTTGTGCAATAACATTTCGTGTTCTCTCCTTCCATATATGTTTGTGAGGACGAAATGTTTTTCCAGCTTCCATCTGTAACATGGAACATTGAATAAACTGTGAGTCTTCAATTACGTCTTGTCTTCCTGATTTGAAATCATCTTTATTAACAATTACGTGTAATAATTTTTCAGAGATGACTTTTGAATAAATTTTTTTCATGTTATTTATTTTCCAAAATGTGTCTTTTCATTATACGGTTTTCTATTTCTTATTTCATTCTCAATATCCCAATGTCTTGAATCCATTTGTCTTTGAGAAGTCCTGATTGTATTTTTTTGTGTTGCATTATAAACATATGTTTGAAATGGAACGACTCCTATCTTTTCTTTTGGACACATTTCTAAACAGGGAAATTGTAATGCCAAATCTCCCGCATGACTATAATAGTTTTTGTTTTCAAGTTCACGCATATCATTTGTATCAACGGATTTCCATAAGTATGCACGGTATGTTCTAAGATGTGATGCCCTCCATACGTCTTGACGATACGATTTATTCATATGTACTTCATCAGGATAATGTGAGTTTTGTGGATTAGCTTCTACAAGCCCATTATCCGTATACACAATCATACCGCCATAAGTCATCCATACGTCAAACCGATTGTAGAATTCATTTAGTTTTTCAAGGACTGTAATATCGTACAACCAGTCGTCTCCATCCAACAAACAGATTATTGTATTATCATCTTTCAATTCAAGTGTTGAATGGTGGAGATGATTGTATGTTCCACCCATGTTTTTTGCGTTACGAATTATTTTAAATCTAGTATCACCATCTGTCAAACGAGTTACCTTTGAAAAAGTATTGTCTGTTGATTCATCATCAACAAAATATACTTCATAGTTCTTATATGTTTGATTCAAAACACTGGTGATATTATATTCAACCCAATCAGAATTGTTATAAGAATTGATAAGAATGCGAAACTTATTATCCATATTATCTATTAGAGATATATTCCTTTATTTGGTCACACACATAATCTACATCATCAATTGACATTCCATGATGGGCACCAAGAAGAAAACCATTTTTCATAATTGTATCTGCGTTTTGAAATGGTTGTAGATATTCACGGTAAACAGGATGACGTGTAATGTTTCCTGCAAATGTAACACGAGTTTGAATATCTTGTTCTTCGAGATAAGTAAGAAGTCCAAGACGATCTTCATATTGAAGTGGAATTGCCAACCAGTTCGGTTCAATCGAATCATCTGGAAGAAGAATCTCTTTCACGTCTTGTAGATTTTCCAAATACCTCTTGATGTTGTTCCGACGAATTTCAACAAACTTATCCAACTTTTCCATTTGAACAAGACCAAATGCCGCGTTCATTTCAGATGACTTGAAGTTATATCCAAGAACACCATAAAGGAATTTGAAGTCATAAGGGATTCCATCTACTTGGTGATTGAAACGTTGGTCAACTTCTTCTGCGTTATTTCCAATACGACCCCAATCACGGAACTGAAGAGAAACGTCTCTGAACTTTTCACTATTGAACATTACCATACCACCAGAACCACCAGCGGTGATTACGTGAGAAGCGTAGAACGATGTTGTTGAGATGTCAGTCTCTTCTGTGTAAGTCATTGTATCAGCAGAATCTTCGATAAGAATAATATCTTCACGATTTATACTGATAAGGTGTTGGCGGATTGCTTTCCAATCTGGCTTATTACCAATGAGATTTGGAATCATAATGACACGGGTATTCTCATTGATTAGAGCAATCACATCTTGAACTGATGGAACGTATGTGTTTAGTCCAACATCACAGAAGATTGGTTTCAAACCAAGTTGAACCATTGGTGCAACTGTTGTTGAGAAGGTACAAGATGGTGTGATTACTTCACTACCCTTTGGGAGTTGTAGGGAAGCGAGTGCGAGTAAACAAGCGGATGAACCGGAGTTTACAAATACACCATACTTCTTACCGAAGTATTTTGCAACCATCTCTTCAAATTTTATAGACCGCGGACCAAATCCTGCAATCCATCCATCTCGTAAACATTCCTCGACTGCTTTGATTTCTTCTTCTCCGTAAGATTCAAACTTATTCGGAGCATACCAAACTTTTTTTCTCATATCACTATCCTATCGTATTGTAGTAATTGTTTTGTTTTTCTTGTCTATCTATTGTTTTGTTATGAAACAAGCACCAATCTTTATCTTCTGGTAAGAAGGAATATGTTTCGTAGCCATTCAGTCTTTCGTGGACTTTATTTTGCCAACGGATTGTTTCTTTGTTCTTATAGATTCGTGTTTGCCAATCTGGCCAATTTATTCTACCCCATTCATCATACTTCCATCTCCATCTCGCGATATGTTCTTCCGTTATGTTCTCAACGGTATTCCATCTTGGAACCCAAAACATTTCAACAGAATCGTTTTGAGTAAGAACATCATGAAGAATCAAGAACAAATTGCTCGCCGGTATTTCATCGGCATCAATATTGAATATCCACTTTTTTGAACAATGAGTAAGTAGATTATTCTTGAAAGATGCAAAGTCGTTGTTCAATGGAAACTCAATAACTTTGAAGAATGGAATCTTTTCTTGATAAAGAGAACAAACTTTTCTAACAGAATCTGTTACTCTATCGGCATCTAATTGAACTATTACCTCATCATCATCTGTTATACTCTTTGATAGAGTAAAAAGTAACTTATCAAGTTCTTTGTCTTCATCAAATGCAGATGTTGTATAAGAAATCATTACTCCACCTTCTTCAATTTGGGAAGATTCAACTGAATTTTCTGTGCGAACTTCGGTAGGTATTGTGACAAATAGTCATCAAATTTTTTAGTCATAGCATCAAACGACCATTTTGTTTCTATTTCATTTACCGATTTCTTTGAATTAGATAGATAGTTTTTATACTTCTTACACACTTCACGCATTGTTGCACCTGCGGCTTGATAATTTACTCTAAACCATGAAGAACCGCTATTGATTACACCTTCCCAAATTGCACTCTGATGAACCGGATTTAGTTCTCCATCGAGATATACATGAAAAGCAGGGTTTACAAAATCCACTTGACCACTCCAACCCGATACCAAGACCGGTTTTCCTGTTGTAATAAATTCCGCTATAGGTCTACCATAACCTTCACCCTTTGTGAATGAAACGAAAGCTTTTACTTTTTCGTGATTATAAAGTGAGTTCATTTCTTTGTCAGTCAAGTCACCATACAGAAGATAAATGTTTGGTAAATTTGTTTTCTTACTCATCTTCTTTATAAGATTTATTTTTTCAATAGTTCTACTTCTATCGGTTATAGAAAATGATCCACCGGAAGATTTCATAATAAGTGCAGGTGGATTTTCAGTATCACCAAATGTTTCTAAAAATGTATAAATAAGTCCTGAAACATCTTTTCTATCTTCTCCAAAATCACCCTTCAACCAATGACCGACGAATAGGTAACAAAAATCTTCTTTGATATTGGACAATGAAGTTTGTATTGATTCTTCTATTGGTGCCTTTCTATCATACACATCTAATCGTAGTCCTTCATGTAAAACTTCGATAGGAACATTTATTTCCACTTGACCAATTGGTTGATTTGTTGTTTTATCTCTCTTTTGATATTTTGTATTTATGAATACATCTTTTGCGTGTTTGGACGGTACAATAACAAGATTCATTCTGTTGCAACCTTCAATCCATTCACCAGAACATAAATCTGTTTCAACACCAGCAGTTATTCCAATGTTGTATTTTCCGACTGGTTGAAATTCATTTGGGATTGTACATTGCATCCAAATATCTGGCTGTTCTTGCATACCTGGAATTATTGCATCAAGTATTCTTTTATGTTCTGGATTACTTTCATCAAGTGCATTCATTGGAGTCATTCCCCAATTTATCGAAATGACTTTGATATTGAATCTATCCATTTCAAATAGAGATGTCAATAAATCTCTGGCGTGTTCACCATATCCACTACGTGTTGCAACCGGTCCACAAAATACTAAGTTTGGTTTATTATTCATACATTATCCTTATATCATGTGTAAATCAAATCTTTTTGCAGGTTGCCAGTTTTGGAAACAACCTTCAATACTGTCAACAACACGTTGACACATATTGTCACGACTCATACCTACTTCAGGGTTTTTGATAAACTCAACACCCTTACGGCCAGCAGACTTTCTTTCTTCCTTCGGTGTCTTATACCATTCATATAGTGCGTTACCAATTTCACGGAAGTCTGCACGGTCATCAAAAATATATGGTGTTGGTACTGAACCTTGAAGGGAGATATTTGATGGCCAAACTGGCTTTACCCATTCGCCATGTTCAAGTGTTCCCCACTCATCTTTTCTGTGTAGAGTTTTTACTTCAATATAATCATCGGCAGTAAAATACTTACCTGTTTTTGGATTGATAAAACCACACTGGTCTTGTAGACCACCTGTGACGTTCACAACTATTGGTGTTCCAGCAGAAACTGCTTCTGCTGTTCCGAGACCAAACCCTTCGTTGGATGCCATATTTACAACAACGTCGGCAACGTTGTATAGAATGTTTAGTGCTTCTCCAGGTAAAATCTTATCAGAGAACATTACAGGATAAGGACAAAGTTCTGCAACTACTGCAGTAAGGTCTGTTCCGTTCGGATCAACTGGTGCACCGTGCATTACAAGTATTGCATCTTTTTGTGGGTCTCCTCCATTGTTCTTTATTTGGTCGCACATATGTTTATACGCAAGAACTACATCACCTGGATGTTTGCGATGGATATTTCTGTTATTCCAGAATACAACAAATCTTTCTTTATTGTTTCCGCGAATTTTATTTGATTCACTTAGCAAGTCGTTCCAATATTTATCACCCATTTCTATTGGATGGAACATATTGGTATCAATTCCGTGAGGAACATATGTAATTCTTGTAGGAGATACATTACCTTCAAATCTAGTAAGAACTCTTTGATTGATTCCGTATGTTTGTTTTGAAATTGCCATGAGCAAATCACAACTGGAATACGCTTCTTTGTTCCAATATGGATCTGGAATATCATCCCAAATGTTTAAGTACATAAGTGGAATTTGTGTACGGATTTCATTTTCCATAGCGTACAACCAATCCCAAAAACGTGGGTCAGTGAAGTGAAGAATAGCATCCGGCTTTTCAGCCTGAATTAGATTACGAATAAGAAATGGGTCACCATATCCATCGTTACAAAAAATCTTTACTGATGCGTCTTGAACGCCTGTTACATTTTTTGCGTCTTCTGAAAGGTCAAGTGCCTTTCCTTTATCGGGGTGATTGATAGCGGCACCAACTTGAACCCAATCATACTTGTGAACTGTGCCTATAACCATATCACGAGAAACGGTTGCAATACCGCTTGTTAGACGTAAATCGTCTGATAAGAGTAGAATCTTTTTCTTTGCCATACGAAACCTTTGATTACGAAACTTTTGTTTTCAATAAATATCAATATACGAAAAAACGATTACAATAACAAGTGTGGTTTGGCTTCAATCAAACCATTCTGTGTAATCAAAACGTGTTCAGAATTTACATGGAATTCTGTTATGTTCTTTGCATTTACATAAGACATTGAAGAACGAACCCCATCCTTGATGTCATTGATAATACGTTCAACCTTACCCTTGTAAGGAATCAACTTTGAATTACCTTCCACGTTCTTTTCTTCTAAACCATGAACTTGCTTTACTTCAGCAGAGGCAGAACCACGGTACTTCTTGAAGAGTTGTTCATTAGGCCACATTCCCATTCGATGAATTTCACCGGGGGATTCACGAGTCCCTGCAAGAAGTGAACCCAACATCACAGAATCTGCACCAAGTGAAAGTGCCTTTGCAACATCGCCTGTCATCTTGATTCCACCGTCTGCAATGATAGGAATATCAAGTCCTGTTTCTTCCACTCCTGCAATAGATTCAATTAGTGCAGTTACTTGTGGAATACCAACTCCAGTTCTAATTCTTGTTTCACAAAGAGAACCGTTACCGATACCAACACGAATTGCATCGGCACCCCACTCTGCCAGATTTCTTGCACCTTCACGAGTGGAAACATTACCGGCAATCACATCAACATATTCAGGAAGATTTTCCTTACACCACTTGATTGCATCTTTTACTTGTTTTGTGTTACCGTGAGCAACATCAATAAGAAGAACAATAACACCTGCGTTTATAAGTTCTTGTGCACGTTCTTGATAATCACCTGTTGCACCAATAGCCGCAGCAACTAACTTCTCTTGTTCTTTTATCTTACGAGATTGGTTTGATTGTTCACCGATACTCATGAATCTATGAACTACACCAACACCACCATGTGATGCCATAGCAAGACACATCTTTGAATCTGAAACTGTGTCCATCGGTGAAGAGACAAGTGGTGTTCCGATAACATATCTTTTTGTGAATTTAGTTCTTAGTTCACATTGACTACGACTTTCTATCTCTGAATACTTTGGAATAATTTGAATATCATCAAATGTATATGCGTACTTCATTATTGAACCCTGTTCTTTATTGGACATAAATCATCTCTATCTTTGAACTCACACCAACGGCAATTCTTTTTCTTTTCGCCTTCAATTGGTGGATAGTAAATATCTGTTCTCTTATTACCTTCTGAATCAAATGCCGTTTCAACAAATATCTGAATCTCTTTCAGGATTTGAGTTTGTGAAACCTTACCGTGAGAAGGTGCAAATCGTTGAACACGTTTCTTCATCGCTGCATATTCGGCATCTTCGGCTATCTTACGTTTCAAAATAAGATACTCAATCTCAATATCATCAGGATGAATATCATATTGTTTGGCATAGAATGTTTTGTAAAGAACAAGTTGTGATGTCTTTACCTTATCTGCCTTTGTGTATTTGTTCCAACCACTTGTTGATGTTTTGAAATCGTAGATATGAATCTTACCGGTTTTCAAATCTCGCATCACCAAGTCGAGGAAACCAACAAGACGAACATTTGGATTTGACTCAACAGGAATAATGTTGATTGGCTTTTCAATACCAACAAGTTCCCAACCCTTCTTCATAAAGAACTCTTCACGGTGTGCCTTGAACCAACGGATAATTTCAATACCATCCATTAGGTGTTCTTGCATTTCATCGCGATGCGAAAAGTGTTCATCATTGTTTTCAGTCAACATCTTCTTATACTCCACACCCATCTTTTCTTTTAGAAGGTCTTCAAGTGGAAGTGAGTTTGCTTCTTCAACAGTAGAACGATATAACATCTCTACATACATCTGAAGAACTTCGTGCATGGCAGTTCCAAACACGAGAGCGATTGATGGAGAAGGAACAGAAACCTTATCAATGTAATTTAGTTTCCAACGATGAGGACATCCCTTCCACATTTGATATTGTGAAAAGGAAATTCGCGAAGAAGGCATTACTTACCCCACTTACCGTTTTGAACGAGTTGTGCAATGATACCGTAGACTGAAATATCTTTGAATGTATCTTCGAGTGATTCACCGACGGCATCGGCAGAACCAAACATAATCATTTGCTTATACCGATTTATTTTATCGTTCAATCGAAAGAACAAACCTTGAAGTGACAACTTTCTATCTTGTTCTCTTTCAAGAGTTGTTCCCAATGAAATGTTATCTGGTCCGTAGTTAGATTGCTTACGGCAAAAGAGTTCATACTGTTCACGTTGAATTCTCTTGAAGTCCGTAGTCATAATTGGAAACTTCTCTTCCATTTGGGCAATGATGTCATTCTCATCCTTCTTCTTACCCAAGTCAATTTCTTTTATTGCCATCTTATTCCTCATTGTAATGTCTTTATTTGTTTCTTGAATTTTTCCACATCTTCTTTTTTTGTACCATAAGATTCCAAAACAGAAACAAGTTCGTTTGGATTTATTCTTACGAGGTCTGTAATATACTCAAAAATTACTTTCTTACCAAGTTGATAATGTTGGCAGAATAAATCTACAAATTGTGAATCTATATCTATCTTTTTCTTTTTCTTGGTGTACTTCAGATAGAATGTTGTCTTTGGTAGAATATCGTGGAGTAATTTGTAGTAATCTTTGGAAGTAAGGATGCCGTTACTATACTTTTGAAAGTCGTTCACGGCATCCGTTAGTTCCATTTCCATAGAAAACCAACGGGTGATGATAAAGTTATTCCACACCTTTTGGTCTTCTTCGGCAAGGGCTTCCCATTTGATTTTATCTTTGGTCACACCCTTTATCAAATCAAACAAGGTCTTAGCCATTCTGACCATACCCTGTTGGTAAAAAT